GCTCTTCGCGCCGCAACAATTCAATAAGCGGATCACCCATGCTATTTTGCTCGGCGATGATCGACTCGGGCTGGAAGCGGCGCACGACCCCACGGAGACGACCGAGTTGCACCTGGTAGTCAATCTGGTTGAACCGCTCATAGTACACCAGGGCCCGTGTGGTCACGTCGAGCACCGTAATGACGGTGAAGTCCGCTGACTTGCCCCAGTCGACGCCGAGCAGGTACTGGTGCCCCTCTTGAGCGGCTTCCTGCCAGGGGGCGGTGGCCGCGTCACGAACGCGGCGGAACACGAGCCCGGCATCCTCAATAAATTTGGCATCCCATTCTTGCAAAAACGTCCGTTCCGGGACCCGCTCTTGTGCCAGCAGGTAGGCCGCCTTAATCCGAGGATTCGGGTTCATCGCGCTCGGTGCTTGCCAGCAGGCCATCCCCTCGGTCCGTTGGGCAGCCTGGTAGGCATGATAAAACCAGTTCCGCCCTTTCGGGGTGCTAATCAAGTATGCCCGGCCGCCGTAATCGGCCAGAGTCGGCTGTACTACGTCTTCCCAAACACCCGGCTTGATCCGGGCCGCTTCGTCGAGGATTACGAGGTGAAATGCCTCCCCACGGATGGAGTCCTCGTTGTCCGCCGAAAAGACCCCGAGGAGCCCGCGGCTCTGTGAGAATTCAATAATACGTTCACTCTGGTTCGTGGTCACGAGTTTAGCTTTCCGCAAATGGCCCACGGCCGAGGAGGCGTAGCGCCAGAGGGGTCGTCCATTGCGATACGTCGGGACGATCCACGCACACCGCGCGCCGGCATTGGCGAAGGCTAAGGCAATCGCGCCACCCATGACCGTTTTTCCCCATCGCCGTCCCATGGACAAGACCTTAGTCGTCGCCGGGTGCCGTGCTATCCGTGCCTGATCCCCGCGTAATCGGGGCAATAGCAGCGTCATAATCTATCGCTTGCACTTGGATCGGCACCGGGCCACCGTCCGGGCCGCTTTGCTCTTGACGTTCCACATAGCCACGGTTTTTGCCTTTCGTTTTCAAGTGGAGCGAAACCGCCCATGCCTGTCCGTCCATGATCGCGTTATACAGCGTCATCTCACTGACATCGAGCATTTTTCCGGACTCAAACTCGGAGGCGGCTTTGACCTTCGGGTGCTTGGCAATATAGTTGTAGACCGTCTGATGATGACACCCCAAATGCTCTGCGGCCAGATACACCATGCCCTTGCAATGCTTGAGTGCTTTGACCATCTGTGCAACGGTAAATTTCTCATTGGACATAAGTGTCTATACTGTCTAATGGCTTTTATGGCGTGCCGTCTACGACGCTCAACGCCTCCTGGATTTCTGATGGCAGCCACACCTCGACCGGGCCACAGGCTATTGCCGCTTGACTCGCATTACCTTTGACGAAGACCAGTACATTCTGGTGTGTCTTCCCGAGCTTGCGGCTTCCTTCAAATGGACGAGCGGCGCGAATTGGTAGGCTACCCACAACAGTTAAGAGCACCGCATCATTATACAGTGTCATTCCGACATCGTTAAAGGCGGTGATTGTATCACCAACAAACCCACGATACTGCCCATGCTTGTCCCGTATATCGCCCACAACAAAGCACGCGAACCTATTATCTCGCAACTGTTCGGCGCATGCGGCAATAATCGCCCGATATGCTTCCAAGAAATCCGGGTAGCTCATTGTTGACAAATCTTTCGGATCATCGCTATACACTTCCAAGTCGGCATACGGTGGGCAGGAAAAAAGAAAATCATACGAACCAGGCGCAATGGTTGCCACGTCGCGACTGTCGCCATGATGCCATTGTGGACGCACGGAGGGCAAATTTGACCCAGGAGCTTCGTCAGTAAAAATCCGCTGCGCCTGTTCCCGGTTTGCGGTAAGCTGTGTCTCGCTTAAATCTATCCCGGCATACGAACGACCAAGCGTGCCAGCGACAATCCCACGCACCGACCCGCCTGCAAATGGGTCAAGCACCAACCCGCCAGGAGGGCAAAACCACGAGTAGGCCAGTTCACACAGCACCGGGTCGAAAATTGACGTGCCGGTGTGTGATGCCGCGCTCCCCATGTCTTCGGGCGGCCCGAAGACGCTATTGATTTGGCTGTTCGCATCAGGAGTGCCGAAATGCTTCCACCTGCTATTTTGCTCGGCACCCCCTGGTACAAGCGGCCGTCCGGGCCGCGATTGACGGCGATAGCCGTCAATCTTCAAACCCTTCCCGTCGTCTGCCGCGCCATCCGGGTTTGCCTTTTTCATGCCCCCCCCACAACGTGCTCGCCGCGCACCGTTTTGCCGTCATTGCCGAGTTTCATGGCTGGTCGTGGGTACCCCCTGGCGCGGCCCGGTCTTGATATGAACGTGACATTTTGTCACGTTCATTCGGCGGGATAGCCCCGGTATTCTCCCCACGTCCAAGTTCACTTTGTATTCCCAGGGCAATCCACGCCCGCTTCCGGTCTTTCCAATAACCTTGCCGAGCGTCCAAAACAGAGAACGGTGGCACGATAAACCGCTCTGCAAGTGTTATTTTAGCCTGCGTAGTATTATCTATCGTCTCACCAGCGTACGGAGCGTCTAAGGGCGTCAGCCCTTCCCGCTCAGCCAAGTCCGCCAGCAACCCCTGCACCCCGGCCTGCCCGGAATTGACTTCATCCATCAACGCCTTGAGCTTCACCGATTCAGTTGTTGCTAGGGCTGCAATTGGGTCGAACGTCGCCAGGGCTTCAAGCTCTTCGGTCTCGGACAGGTCGACAAACTTGACCGGGATTGTGGCTTCCTTCCGACTCAGCGCCAGAGCCACCCGGAGATGACCGTCCACCAGGAAGCCCGTGCGCTCGTTGACAATGACGTCTTGTATCCAACCAATATCATCCAGTACGCCTTCCATGGCTTCTCGTTGGAATTGCGGGTGCGCCCGCCAGTTGGACGGGTGCGCCGCAATGGTCGCCGGGTTGACCGGCGCATGCCGTACCGTGCGGTCCTGCCAGGTATTGTGTGATGGTGCTTTTTTCGCCATATATCACGTACTCGTGCTCACAATCTGTCCCAGGTTTTTGACGAGGTATTCGAACTCGGCATGCGCCTGCTGCCCGGAGCCGTAGCCCAGGTTGGCGGTAAAGCGGCGCAGCTCGAACGGCTTCCCGTGCCGGATATTGTTCAGGCCGTGAGCGACCGTGATTTCGTTGCTGGTGCTGAGCGTGGCAATGGTGCTGTTCGTCGAGAGGGATGCGCCACTGATCCCGTCGTGCAATGTCCAGTTGCCTGATGAGGGGGTCTCGGCCACTCCCGCTTTATTGGTATATTTCAGGGTGATAAAACACTCGGAATTTTCGTTGACGACACTGAGATGCGGCATGACGCACCTCCTGTTAGGACCATGTAATCGCGAGGTCAAGCGTCCACGTCTGCCCGGCCACCTTCGTGCCTTGGTTGCTCACGCGGCGGTTGAGATTGTCACCTGTCGACCCGGCCCGGTTACTCAGGGTGAATTCCCGCCAGGCAAAATTCGCCTGAGCCGACGAGAACACCGACCGCCACGTGGTCGTTTGGCTGACCAGTGTCGGGTAGCCGGTCGAGACTTGCACATACAGCGTATTGGCCGTGGACAAGAGCCCGGTCGACGTTGCCACCCCCGAGGATGCCGTGCTGTCACCCACCCCGAGATAGGCATTCGCCTGGGCATAGGACCGGCCGAGCGTCGAGCCCGTCAGGAGTTGTTGGAGCTCGGTGATCCCTTCATTCAACAGCACATTCTTCTCGAACACGCTACGCGCAAACGGCTGTCCCTGGCGATAATGCGCCCGGTCGGAAAACTTCTGGATGGTGAACACGGTGCGATGTTTCAGTAGGTCTGTCATGACTGTGAACCTCCGAGCAACGAGACGGCGGCTGTACGAGTCGCCAGGGTAACCGTGATACTGCGCTGCGCTAATGATACACTGATATTCGCAATAACGGCAGGGGTCGTCGTGGTGACCACATCCGTACCCGTGCCGGTATCCGCGACGCTAAGCGACACGAGCACCTGCGTCACGGCGTCAAGCCCGGCCCCCGTGTCGGGCAGGGGAATCGTGAAAGCGGGTACGTCCACGGCGTCGGTGCCGGTGGCGGCATCGGCCAGGGTGATCAGAGCGGCGACCGTTGGGCTGTCCGCCCCGAGAGCTGTTTCAGCCAACAACATTGCCACGCTGATACTCGGGGTATCCGTGCCGGTCCCGGCATCGG